CTAGCAATTGCAATAGTTTCTAGCACTTTATCGGTAAACGGCACAATTCATTTTAGAACAACTGTTTTCAAGTACAGTTGTTCGTATCACAGTCGGTCGTTGTAAATGCTAGTGCAACATAACATATAGTGTCGAAAACTAGCTAAATAGGCAACAATACAAACAGGCACATCCATATATGCAACATTCACGCATATCATCACAGGAATATTCACGTTTTTGTGGTGCATTTTAGCCAAAACACAAAACTGCAGGTAGATGGCCATTTTTCGGCGCGTTCTAAGTCCATTTAAGGTGTGTATACATAATGACCCCTAGTAAGTACCCATGATGACCATTTTTTGACCGCAAAACGTCAAACCTTCAAGTTTTCAACAGGTGTTAAAACTGTCGATAAAGTTTTATACATTTTCAACAGGTGTAGAAAAGTTGTCGAAAAGTGAATGCGCCTGTTTTTTACTTTGTGTGCAAACAATTAACGTGCAAACAATTAGTGTGCAAACAAACGCCTGGGCTCGAATTATTTTGTATACAAACAATTAACGTGCAAGCATTCGCCTGGACTATTTTACTTTGTGTGCAAACAATTAGTGCGCAAGCATTCGCCTGGACTACTTTACTTTGTATGCAAACAATTAGTGTGCAAACTGTTACTGAACAAATAAAACAAATGTTTGCAGAACACACGTACTCACGAACACGTGTTCGATAATAACGCACGTGTGCGCACCCTCGCACCCCTCCCCCCTCCCCGCCCTCGGCCTAGGATAAAACTGCGCACAAAAAAGGGCACCCCATGACGTTCAAGCCATAGGGTACCCATAAATGAAAGACTTTTCTAAAAATCCCCCCACCAGAGGATTTAGTTCATCTTTATCAAATTATCGTAACGAGAAACCTTGCAAGACCAATACACATAATTACAAAGGCAATGGCAAGAAGTATCACGCCGTCGTATTCCTCATAGAACATCGCAATCATCCCCTCGGTGGGAACATGTCGTTTAGGTCATCAAGATGCAGCGGCATTCCAGCGCGAACGACCTGACACAAAAGCGCGTATTCGTTCTCGGCCAGCTCGATTACATTCAATGGCTTTCCAGTGAACGCGGTTGCAACCTTCTGCAAAACTTCAATATCCTCTGGCTTTGAAATGTCCTGAATCTCGTCACCGTTGTAGTACACGAATGTGTTTCTGCCTGTGATTGAAATAATTCCCTGCATTTCTCGTGTCTCCGTCTCATGCTCAATCGGCAATGGCCATCCACCACCAACGAATGTGCTGTATAGGTATCTCTCCTGCACTCCACCATTTGGCATGGAATCAATTATCCTGTAATCGCCCAGAGATATGCCGACATGATATGTGTCCTCTATGTCGTCACAATCACTGAAGAAAACCAAGTCGCCAGCCTTCAACAGCTCTGGGTCGGTCACTAGGTTGCCATTCCATCGCACCATGTCGCTTTGCGAACCGTTGCCGTTCTGGTGCCCTTGCCAACGCGGTATTTTAAGACCAGCGTAACGGTAGGCGCAGAAGGTGAGATAGCTGCAATTGTAGCTCTCGCCCTCCACGCCACCGCTAGGCGTCCTGTCATATGCGCAACCAATAGCACCCTTTGCGTAACGGATTATTCTGTCGCGCGTGCACATGATATTAAGAAATATTCAGGTCGGTGACAGATGTGTACATGTCTGCTATTTGCTCGCTGGTGTATGATGGCATACTCTGCGGCGCATCGCTTGTGTATGACGGTATGACAATGGCAAAAGTAGACAATAGCTTTGTTATGGTGTAGTTGCTTGGAGTCACAGCATTCCTAACACGAATATAGACGTCAATGTAACCGTCGTTATTCGTTCCAAACTTGTATTCTAGGTTGGCAGAATATGGAGCGGCCGTAAGATTTTCAGAATTGGTTATCGTAATTTGGTTTTGAGCCTTTGCAACTCGAATCCTACTTGCGTAGATGGAATTAAACGCCTGCAATTCAAGAATAATATCCTCGCTTCTCGGTGCAATAATTCGTCCCATCTTGACAAACGAACCAGCGGGAGCAGTTGAAGATGCATACCACCTGTTCCTAAACGGAACAGTAATTTGCTTACGCCACATTTCATTTGCAAGCGTGGGGTTATACACCATATTCGTTATCTTGTTTCCTGAAAGATTTGCGTCCTTTAGGAATGTTGCAGAACCGTCGCTCATTGTTGGGATGTTTGGCAGCTCTATGAATTTTGCATCATTTGGATAGGTACCATTAATAAATGCGCTGTTTGTAATATTGATTCGTGGAGCTGTCACAGATGCAAGCTCGGTAAGGTCAAAGATGCTCGCTTCTGACATAATGCTTAAATCGTAAGAATACACATAAAGATTGTCAATCGTAAAGAAATCGCATCGTGATGTTGGCTTGAAGAAGCATGGTATTGAATCACAATAGCAGTTCGTAATTATGGGCGAGTAAGAATTGGCGATAATGCAGCACCAATCATTTGACATTTGGAAAGTGGAATCATTCGGAAGATTTGTCGCAAGAAAATGCACTTGGTCAACAAAATTAATGACTCCATACATTCCTGTTTTGAAACCATATATGCGACCGTCTGAAATCTTATTATCAGTGTTATTGATTATAATTCCAGTATAATCCTTGCTCATATCCTTGTTTGTAATGCAGAAATCATGGATATAGGCGTCTGTAGGCCGCGCCGAAAGATTTTCATGCACGACACCAACACAAATGCCATTCTGCGTCGTTTCAATTTCAAAATGTTCCAAATGGACATTCAAAAAGTTTCGTTCAATACAAATGCCGTAATGGGAAGTCGTGCTCAAATGGAAGTTTTCGATAAAGCAGATACGCCTGTCCTTATTGAAATTCCCGCCACTAGGAACATCGGATTGGAAGTTTATCGTTCCAATACCAATTGCATAATTATTGGCTACGCTAATTAGATTTGAGTTGCCAAAATCTATGCAAGTCGCATAGTCAAGCATATAATCAAGTTCTATTGAATTTTGCAGGTAATAGGTTCCAAAAGGAAAGACGATATTACCGTTATGATTTTTAGTGATGCAATAGTTAATTTGCGCACTAGAATCATTGTTGCCAGTTGGGTCAGCACCGTAACAGACTGGATTGTTTTTATTTGTCTGCAAAATTGCAACTAGATTGTTTTGGCAAGCTAGAACATCAAATCCATTTGCACTTCCCTCATTAGAAATCAAATAGATTGCATTTCCACCATCGCCGCTCGCATAGAAACCACTGGTTTCGTAATACGAGTTTACTGCTAGGTTTGCATCGTTTTGCATTTCATTTACATTGGCAAATATTTTTGAAACCTTGTCAATGTAATCTTTTATGGTATTATTTTCGCTAAAGGCATTTTTCGGCAACAGAGTGTCAATGTCATGCTGTGCATTGTTCGCGCTTTGTTGAGCCGCATCGATATAATCCTTTACGGTATTCTCTGCGCTAAAATCCGCCTTTGGCAGAAGCGTGTCAATGTCACCTTGCGCATTTTGCGCGGCCTGCAATGCTCGCGCCGTGTCTCGCCTATACTGCTCGATCTGCGAGTTGTAGTTGCCAGTGACAGCCCAGAATTCCTCATTGGTAATCTGAACACCAGTTGGCACATACTGCCTAGAGGTATAGCTGTTGCCCTGATAGAGCACGATTGTAAGCGGCTCATAGGGTTTAGTATTGTCCCATTCAATAGACGTTTCGTCCTTGCGACCAAATAGCGGAACATATCGCGCACCAATATACTGTCGCGTACCAATCGTGTTAAAGAAGGCTTCAAGAATCTGTGCGATTTGCTCTGGTGTGAAAGTGTCAGCCATTTTTGAATCCTTTCTAATACTGCAAAGTCAACTTTCCGTAATCATCGCTGGAATAGTCCATTATGGTGTCAAAATAGATGGTAAGCTGCATGAGGACGTTCGCGCAGAAGTATCCATCCTCGGTCAGACCAAAGAAGATTCCCTGATTGAGAAGCGACTGCATTACCGTCACAAGGTTGTCAGAAATCCATTGCTCGATTTGCGCCTTGTAATAGTCGTCAAATCCAGATTCCTTGAATTTCTCAAAGTCCTCTAGCAGCTGGTTGATGGTGTCGCGGTCAATGTTTATCTCCCCGCCCATGTACTCGACATATTCGCACAGCTTCTTTATCAGCTCTCCCATTGCCTTCCAGCGCTGTTCTGCGGAGTACACATCCCAGTAGAGTGAAGGCAACACAGGAGTTGCACCAAAGAATGTGCCAAAGGGCGTCAAGTCATACGCGCGTGGCTTTCGACCGCAGCAGTTTGGTTCATTTATATGGCTCATGATTTGCTCTCTTCCATGTGGCTTACAAGAAGTGATAGCGTTTTGCTAACTTCCTGCAATACATCTGTGTTTTGCTTTATCGTCGTGTTGCACAGATAGAACAATGCGGCGCATGCTACGATGGGAAAACCAGTCTGGTTTATGAGCTGCACCCAGCTGTTTGCATCCATTGTACCCCCTCTCTACCAGACATTGAGGTTTACAGAATATAGCTGTGAGAAAAGGTCGTTTATTGACATGCAAATCAGAGTGTCAACATCGTAGTAGTTTCGCACGCGCTCGGCAAGCTCAAGAACGTCCATCTGCTTTATGCGTTGATATTCGGTGTCGTTTCCGGTGCTTGCGTAATCCTCGTTTCCAGCCAGCTTTGTTTGCGGGAAATCAGAGAAGATGTTACGCGACTTATAATATTCACCTTCCTGCCCCAAAGGTTGGTAGAATGGTGATTCCTCGTCAAGCATGGAATACAGCTGCATAAATTTAGGCATTATTTCGTTCATGCGAGTGATGAACATTTGCTTCCAGATTCCTGGCGGTGTGACGCAAATCTCACGCCACCAGAAATGTTGCGTTATTCGCTTGCACAAACGTTCGTGCTGTTCCTCGCTGTATTTTGGGCCAAAATCCCAGCTTTCGTCAGACAAGTCAAACCAGCCTGCTTCTGCAAGCTCGCAAATTTGAATCGTAGTTACGGCGTGAAAGTCTGGTTCGTGTGATGCAAAATCATCCTCAAAAATCTGAATGTCACTCAATGCCATATTCATCACCATCATCACTAGCAGTTGCAAGCTCTGGAATAAGCTCAGCCTGATGCACCATATCGTGACGGAAATTCCAGTTGTTGGATTCTAGGTCACGATTCCATTCGACTTGAATCTCACCATCAATAAGGTACTCAGAGAAGAAGCGATTCAAATGGTCTGCCGCGTTGCGTCGTTCGTTCAAAGAAGCTAGACGGATTAGCTCTGCGGGATTCTTGTGTGCCTGAATCTCGTCTTGTGTCTGTCGCTCCATCTTCAACGTGCTGTTGTCGATTCCCAGCATCATGTACACGCGGTTCCAGACGTTCATTTCGTCCTGTGCCATTGCCTCCGCGAGATATGGAACGCCAGTGTTCAACACAGATGCGGAAACGTCGCGCTCGAATTCTGGATACGCAAGCACAGCAGGCTCGCCACCTGCCACCTGCTTAATCATGTTGATTGCATCCATTTTTCGCGCTTCTGGTGCAAGGAACACCACAGGCATTTTCTGATGAAAGCGATTCACGTTCTTTGTTATGCGAATCTGCGCAAGCTCTCGCGCATACAGGTTGATACCCTCAATAAGCGGAAAGCGCGTGGAATTGTCACGTATCAGAGCACCATTGAAAAGGCTGCAATGGAATCGCCAGCCGTTGTTGCCAATCGAATCCCACTGAAATGGGTTGTCATACACGTCTAGCTCTGATTGGAATTGAACGCGCGTCGAGAAGAAGGTGCCCCTCATGCTAGGCGGGAATGCGATTGTCGCTGCACCCTCGTTTAGCAATGTCCACTCAAGGAAACGCGCATCGCACGTGTTGGGCAAATTAATCCACTTGAAGCGAGACATGGCAAGCTGCATTATGATGTTGCGATAGTACATCACCAACCTTTGGTTGTAGCTGGGTGATTCCCACCACATTGCGCGGCCTTCATACAGTTTGTTCTTGTTTCGACCCCTGCCGCCGCGCTTAGCCATGTTGCACCCCCTGTAGCTGCAAGTTGGTTGCCCTATCTATTATAGATTGTAGCATGTTTGTCTGTGCCTGTAAAGCGCTTGTGGTTGCCGCAGAAACCGATGCACAATGCTGCGTCAAAACGCTTTCCGTTCCCTCTGTCCTGCCACGCTGGAACGAAAGTGTCTTTTCGTAATCGACAATGCTTTGAATCTCTGCATCAGTCATTCCCTGATACGAACCAGTGTCCTCCAAGATTGCCAGTAATTCGCTTACACCACGCTGCACAACCGTTTCCTCGTTACTTGTTGTCATGAATATCAATCCTTCCTACTTCTTCTGGATTCTTCCAAATGGTTACACCACGTAGGAACATGCTTGTTATGAGACTTTGCACGGCATTATTACTGCTCTGTCTGTCGTCCACCCAAATGTCCTCGGCCTTCCAATAGCAGAAGTGAGACATTGGGCACAAACCAGATTCCTCGACGTCCCAAACCTGATTGAGCGCATATCCGTAACGCATAAAGGTGTCACCGATTTGGCGAATGTCACCATTTGCCATCGTCTTTACCTTGAATTGCACGCCCTTGTATGCACCCAAATCTGGGTATGCGTCACCCTTGTCTGGTGTCATCTGAATCGGTGCGCGATTCCGCGATGCATAGAAGCCATATTGTGTGTTGTCGTGCCAAGCTTCCAGTTGCTCCTTTGCATTTGCAATCAACGCTTCTCGCGTGTATGTGGCGTTCGCGTTTCCAGTGTTGCGCGATGCGTTGGCGTCTGCCCTCATGGTGATTGCGTTGTTGTTGGCATTCTCGCGCATCGTGGCATTGGTGTTATTGGTTTGGTTACTGAATGAGGTATTGTTTGTGGTGTTCGTCTTTGTGCGCAATGCGTTGCTCTCGTCTGTGACGATTGTTGCATTACTTTCAGATTGAGTTTCTATAGCAGAATTTCCCTGTGTGGCTAAAGAGGTGCTTGTTGTGTTACCCTGTGCGATAATCGATGCGTTATTTTGTGAAGCGCCGTATGAAATGCCACTTGCCATGATGTGGCCTAGCGCACCAATTGCTGCACCAGCTGCTGCACCTGCAGCAGACCCCAATCCTGGCGCAACTGCGGTGCCAATTCCAATGCCTGCCATTCCACCAGTTATCGCAGAACTCCAAAGGCTAGCAGCACCCGTTTCCTCAGCCGTTGCCACTGTGACGTGATTTTCAGTCGTTGCAGTTGAGTTGGAAATGCCATTGGCGATTCTTGTCTTTTCGCGCATCGCGCTATTGTTATACACTACCGTGTTTGACGATGCGGTATTAGAATCATTAGTGTTCTGCGTGTTCGCCGCGATGGTCAAGTCTGCATTCGCACGATTGCACACAGTCGTATTGGTTGTGTTCTGTATCAAGGTCGCCGCATCACGGTCTTGATTGGAGTACATCGTGTCGTTGGAATCCTCGGCATTTTCCTTTGCCGTGTTTGCGTTTCGCGCGCTGCTGTGATAATCCGCAAGTGCCTTTTTCGCGTTTCCACGAATGCCTGTCCAAAAGTTATCCAACTTCCATGCGGTATCCGCATCCATATAGAGCGCGTAACAGGGAATGTCCAAATCAAAGCATGCCATTGCCCAGTCAGAGCTCGATATCTCTTTTTCGTGTCGAACACTTGTCATGTCAACCCACGTATAGGATTTCGCTCCCTCGCCGTTGATTCCCTCGAACCAGATTCGTGCGTTTATATATGGGAATGCAAGCATAGCAGCCTTATGAGCCACAATGTTTCCAGTATTCTCGACACGAATAGTCCTAGTTTCGCCGCAATTGTCCGTAACCTCAATCGCGCTGTAAGGGAACGTGTACAGCTTTGCAAGATGTTGGTATTCCTTTGGAAAGCCAAACATGTCCTTGCTCAGCTGTATCGAAAGTTGCGTTTCCTTCTGCGTAACAGCATACATCCACACGTTGCGATAAAAAACGGAATTGTCATAGTCAATCTCAATCATTGAGGAATCGACCATGAAGAACGCCAATATGGTTCGCAGGAATGTAGGTTTGTAAAGCTGTATCGCCGCTAGGAATGAATCCATTTGACTTGCAGCCACAGCAAACATGTTAGTTCCATTTGGAATCATGTTCTGACTGCGCAAGCCAATGTCAGAAAGCAAGCGCAAATTGCTGTAGTTGTCGCCGTCTCCAACGCCCCAGCCATTCACCTGCAACTGATAGCCATACCTGTCTTGCGTATCGCTGTACGTGATATTGCCGAAATCATAGCTAGGGTCATTTGGCGTTACTTCGCCCATTGCGATGAACGCTGAAATTGAGGGGCAGGTCGTTGCAAAGCACACGTATTTCTGTTCATTGCCAAAGGGTATGTAGACGGAATCGCGCACAACCTCGGCGTTTGAAGGCGTAATGTCAGGCGCCAACAGATAGTCATTGTTCTCTATCGGATTTGCGAGATATTCGTCAACATCACTATATGCCACAGGCGCATGACCGCGCTGCAGCATCATGTATTTGATGTAAACATCGTTGTGATATTGTGTCCAAATATCCAATGAGATTAGACAACCAGTATTGTTTGGTGCGTGATAGCTAATAGAATCAATAAAGAAATACCACTTACGAATTCCAGCATCCGGATTCTCATAATTTATAAGCGGCTCACTGCCTGGCAAAATCGGAATGGAAACAACCATATAATTATAACGCGCAGCAACGTCATACGGAATGGGAATCTGCACTTCACGCTTTGGAACATATGCCATAGCGCTATCAAGAGTAATTGTGAAATAATCCTTCAAATCGTCAAACCACTTGTCACGCAAAATGTTGTTATCAAACTTGACCACATCGTTGTAGTCGGAATTCCACAAGACGTTACACATCTTTATGGTGGTGCCAGCAACCCATCGTGTGTAATCGAATTCGTTTCTATATGCATACACGTCAACCGTGTCAAGATTCGGAAAACGTGTGTCCCTCAACCTGCCAAACTCCATATCGCATCCAATCTAAAACGGAAGGGGAGTGCACCGATTTGGCACACTCCCCAAGCCAAGAAGGGATACTACTCTACAGTGAAAGTAGAAGTAGCCGTGTACGTGGTGGTAGCACCACTCGGATTGATGTAAGCGGAAGTAGCCACAACCGTGATTACGTCACCAGCTTCAAGGTTGTCAGCGACATGAAGCACGCCGTTACGGTCAACGCGCGTCTTGGATGACTTCACACCCGTGGTGGTTGCAGTAGCGCCCTCGCCAGAGGTGCGCGCAACCGTCGTGAGGAACGTTGCAGAATCAGGCGCAACCTCAAGCACATCGTCGTCGTTGTTAGTGATGGTGCCAGTAAGCGTCAGGGTCAGCTGCACGGAATCGCCAGCAGAGACGTTCTGCGATGCGGGCGTCATGGTCAGGCCAGTCACGGTCTGCGTGGAAGTGAGGATAGCCGTGCCCTCGTCGGTGGTGTAGCAGATTGCAGGCGCAACAGGCGAAACGCTATGCATAGACCAATGATGATGGAAGAAGTTGGTCGTAAGCGTTACCTCGTTGAAGCGCGACGTGTTGACGCGCAGACGGTCACGACACTGGAAGAAATCTTCAGTGGTCAGAATTGCGCCGACGCCTGGCATCGGGAATTCGTCAACGGTAACGACACGCTCTTGAATCTCGCCCTTCTCCATGTGGAACGCGCTCATGAGCGCATCGACGTCAATCGCCGCGCGAACCTCGGGCGTGGTCAGGAAAATGAGCTCGTCAGGACGCGCAAAGACTGGATAGTCGCGCAGCTCTGGAATGTCGGCATGATATCGCGCGGATGGGAAACGCAGACGCTCCGCATCCGCCTTCACCATCTTCAAAAGCGTCTTTGCGGAATCTGCCGAATCCGTGATATCGGACGGAATCGACGTGATGTTGCGCTTGAAGAATCCCATCTTCTGGTCGTAATACGCGAAAAGCTCCATCATGATGCGGAATTCGTCGTACTCGTCTGAAGAGATTGGAGCCTCCATCACCTGCGCAACATAGTTGTTCAGACCCTCGCTCTCGCCGCCGCCCGCGAATGCGGCCATAAGTTCCTCGCGGTTAACTGAAATAGGATACCACTCCTTGCGGTTAATCTTGTGGAACCACGTGGCCGACTCTGGGCGATAGTCACCGAAAAGGTCATCAACGTTCGGAATGTTGGTGTAGCTGTGAGATTTCACCCACTTGACGGCGATTTCCTCCAGCTTGTCGCCCCAACGCAAATCGGCCTTCTTGAAGCCTGCAAGCGGGTTTCGGAAAGCCTGCTGGTGAACGTACACAGCACCGATGCGATTGATTAGCGCGGAAACGAATTGATTGTACAGGTCAAGATTCTCAGGCGCAAACAGATACGAAATGGACGCATCCATATCGTTCACAGTCTCGCGCGGAATGCGCTGCTGGTAATCGTTGCTGCCGTTAATCCAAATTCGGTCTAGGATTGTACTGTTGTTGACTGCCATGCTTTTTCTCCTTACTTGTGAATTGTAAAGTCAAGCTCCGAAAGCGGCTTGAAATCGTCCTCTGGCTCTGGGTCAGAATCATCGACAATGGTTGCACCAGCGCGAACCATCACGCCTTGCGCATCCTTTATCGCCTTAATGCCACCCAAAATCTCGCCAATCTGATTAGTGAGGGAAGTTACTGCAGTCTGCATCTGCATGAAATCATCTACAGTCACATATTGCGGTACATCCTGCTGCGTCTGCGTATTTGCGTCACCATTCTGGTTCGCATTTGCATCAGATTCGTTCGCACCAGTGTCGTTGTTAACCTCATCATTCTTAATCTCGTCTGGCTTTGGCATTTTGTTTTCCCTTCTTCCGTTGTCCGATTTCTTGCCATAAGAAAATGGGGCATGGAACACACTTGTTTGAAGTGTTCCATACCCCGATTATATCGCAGAGCGACCCACAACGTCAATTGAAATGCCTACCAAGCACGGCACATGCGGTGCGTGTCCTCGCATGGTGTCCGCATTGCCTACTCACATCAGTTGTGGCACCCCACTGAATACGATTGTACTATTTTATTCCCAACAACTCAAGCACCCTGTGAAAGTCTCGCTTTGCGTCTATCGAATCATATCGCACTATCCCCAACCAATACATTTCCGCAAAACTGCGCAACACCTGATGCAGTCTGTTTGCGGCTATGTAGTTGACGCGATTGTCCTCATACGAAAGCGCATACACTGGCCTATCCGTATTGTTCGGTACCTTCATGGTCACATAATAATAACCACCCTGTTGGTCAGACCATATGCCAAACTTCTTGCCATCCAGAACTATTCCGAACATGAACTTTGCGCGCTTTGGCTTCTTTGTAACGAATTCGGTTGAAACGCTATGGAAGATGTTTTGGACGTTCTCCCTGCCAGCCTGCGTGCCTGCCAGCATGCGGCCTGCAACCGTACCAATAGCCTTCTCGGAATTGTACTCATTTGAATCGACAAAGTGAAGCAAGAATGTCTTGTTGGCATACCACCTATAACCGTATGTCAAATCCGTGCCTACCCCATAACGAGCGAAATAAGGATTCGAAATATCCACAGCATTGCCCAAAAGATAGACATGCGGATGTAGACCATCTGTGTCGCTTCTCTCTCGCGATATAGTATCGACAATGTTAGCCAACACAGCAAATTCGTTAGGCAGATAGCGGTGAAAACGGTCTTGCCTGTCAAGCACGCATTCGTCGAAAATGAGCCTGTCAACATAATCGAACGTCCTTGTCTTGTCAATCTGATACACGGTCATTGCAACAAAATAACCCAACAAATGCCACTTTATCTTATCATCATCCTTCTCTGGCGCATCTGCCCACCACATGTAATGCGAATCGGTCTTGAAAACGTATGGCTTCAACTCTGGCATTCTGGAAAGGCGCGAGAAGTAGTTGTCTGAAACGACTGACAATTGGCTTTTCGTCCGAACGATTTCCACATAGCGCCTTTGCTCGCCCTTCTTCTGCAACTTGATGCAGCGCTTTATGCAGCTCAGCCTAAGGCCGAAAGTCTTTCCCAAACCTCGTGAACCAACAACCATGGTCACATCTGCGTCATACGATATGGTGCGCTCCCAGTCGTAATACCTTGCATCAGCCATATCAATCCTCGTTTGGCGTTAACAACTCTTCAAGCTTCTTTAAAAACATAACTGCACTATCTATATCTTCAATCCAACCCCATCGCGGTGCTACGCCATAATCGCCATAAAGTAATACAAGTATGCACCAAAGCTGTTCTTTTATATCATCGACAAACTTAAACCCATATGGAATAGATACATAACCAAGATTTAATTCCTCACGATTACGAATAATGTAGTCTTTGACTGTACGAACATCATCAACCAAACCAAAATACGAATAGTACGAAACAAATGCATCAAAAAAGTCTTTATAAAATTTACTCTCTTCCATTTAAATATACCCCTTATCAATAGCATATTCAATCAGAGCTAAAATATATATAATTATCAATCTGATTACAAATCGTGTATCTATTGTTTTCATACTAACCACAGCACGCCCAAAGAAAGAACAGAAACCATCCCAACACGAATATGAATGGCAAATTATCAGAAAAGAGAGACGAAAGCCTTCCCATCAATGACGAGCTCCCTTGTTCGCGTATCAACAGCTCTACCATAGTGTTCCCGCAAAAATCGTACGTTAGATGCGTTAGTATATTTGCTGGTTTCTCCGACCCATCTACCAGCATTGTATAGTGCTGGCGATTCATGCGCGTCCACGCGGTAAATTCCTCCACGGTAGTCTCTGACTTCACCCTGATAACGGTCGGCCGCTTTCGGAAGATGCGATTCCAGAACATGTGAAATATTGTTCGGTATGAAAACATTGTATCCAAGACAAACACGCATGATGTTTTCCGGCTCATTTCCCTGTAACTCCATATCTCGCATAAAGTTTTCGATGTGATACATGCCATCTGGCCTACGCAATCCAGCGCACGTTATGTGAAACTTTCCATCATAGCTAACACGTGCCTTATTCCAAGCTTCCATGTGCAGGTCGTAATGCCTGCCCCTGTTCTCTAACTCAAAACCGCCAACCCCCTTCAAGTCAGACGCAAGGTCTGGAAAGTTCTTGCGAATCCTTGTCATGCAGGCGTCTATCGCATTCGTGCTTATCTCTGCCATTGTCTCCAATGCAAACTCTACATCATCGTCCGTGATATCATCATCCAACGACAGTTTCATCGAATCGGTGTCGCCACCAAGAACACGAACCTTCTCGCCAAACTGTTGCCAAACCAGCTGCATAGCCAAAAGCATGTGCATTCTCGAACCTGCCACGATGCGCATTCCATACGTATACAATACTCGCGTATTCTCTGGCTGCGATTCCTCCCAATTCTCTGGCGTCACTCGCGTGGACTGGTCAACCATCAAATCGCCGCCGATGCATGTGTACTCGGGCTTGTAAATGTCCTGTGCCATGGTGCCGTTCAATATATGCCGTTAAACATCCCCTTTACCGTGCTATTATAATATGACGCAAAAAATTGATCGGAACATTCACCAGCTCTAAGCATCTTTGCGATTCCCTCTGGTATGGTGGGTGAAATCGGCATATCATACATCACCCCCTGATGATACGTCGCATGAATGCGTTTTGCTGCATCCTTACGTTTGTACAGAAGGTTTGACTGCAATGTGACAAAATCTGGCGGTTTTACAAATGATGCAGAAGCTTCTCCAAAATCTGCCTGCATTTCATCCCAGTCATAAACCTGCCCAAAGCACCAAAGCTCAATCTCATTGAAGTGCATTGTGCATGTTTCAGCAGAATAAAGCTTGCCAAACGCGAATTCCGCATTAGTAAATTGATTGTACCAATGATAGCTACGTACTAATTCCTCTTGCGCAACTGCACCCTCATTGAAACCAAACTCGCCACCAATATCTAATTTTGGCTTGAATTTGCTTAATGGCTCCAATGCCAATCCCCAATACTCAAAACAACTGCCCTTCTTCATCCGAACGTTCTTGAAATTGATACGTGCATGAATGGCAACAGAAAATGGCTTCTCATAAAATTCAATAATATCCTCAATTGGAGTTGCAACGATTCTCTCACAAATCTTCTGCATTGCTTCTCGTGGCCTAATCTTGAAATCATCTGGCACCATGCGACCATTGATGAAAGTATGATGCATTGAGGTTACGTCAACAGACAGCACATTCCTTTGAATGGTTGAAGCGTAACGCGCGCTCGTGAATGTCCATCCACCATAGAAGCATGCCTTTCTAAGCCCATATATCTCAAACGACTTTGGCATTGACTTCTTGCACAACTTCATAAATGCCATGTCTAGGGACAACTTCTTGCCATCATCCTTTGTGATTTTCAGCGTTCCAATCTGACGTTTGGCCATTTGCCGCACAATGCCAGTCTTTGTGAGGATGCGCACGCCCAAGTCGGATTGCTTCATCCATTCATTTGACTCAAGAAGATAGCGAAAGTATGCTGGTATTACCTCAACATCACGACGCGCATAGAACAATTCCTCGTCTGTCAGCGGCGTCTCAGGCGTCCTAATGAGCGAATAATCCCAGTCACCGACTGCCTTTGGCAGACCTGCCGTCCTGCCCATCGCCGCCAGACCACGCATCTCAAGGTGAAACGTGTCCCAAAAGCGCAGCACGACCTTTCCCTCGATGGATTTGTCGCACAAGTCAAGCGTATAGACGTTTGTTGAGGATTGCGCGCTCGCCTTTATGTCATACAGCTTAGAGAGGTTTTCCATCAACGGTTGCATATCGAACATCAGATTGTAGCCACAGATTATTGGAATCTTTCCTACAAACTTACCCCAAAGAATGTATTGTTCAATTCTGTCAAGAAACTCTTCCTCATGCCTGTAAAAGTGAATTTCCCCATCCTTCTTTGAATCATAATTGCGCATGTCAACGCCACGTACATCGTTCTCAATGAAAAGAATTGGATATGCACGTGCGCTATCACTTGTAATGATGTTACAAGTCTCTGTGTCATAAATCATAGCCAACTCATATTGAATGCGCTTCATTATGATTTACTCCGTAAACTCACTAGCATGATTGGCTGCATAAGCAGCAGATACAGCTGCAATTTCTGCTTGTGTCTGCGTGACAACATCAGTAGATGCAAATTCAGCGGCTTCATCAACTTCCGCAATGTCGCCACCATCCTTCGCCTTTCCAGCCTTTCTGATTTGTTGCTCCCAACGCTTTACCTCTTCCGGATACATCGAAAGGATAAGGTCAATCAAGTCACCCAAATCCTGCGCATTATAGGCAGACATTATCGCTTCAATTCGCTTGTCTAGTGCAGCACCTTCCCAAGCACGCTGTGTTGCCCTGTAAAACGTTCGCATTTCCGCTTCTGTATACCTAGAAGCTGGATTCTGTATATGTTCTTTGGTAACTGGGTCAACATAGTACGTTCTGGAAATTTCCTCAGAGATTTGCTTGTTTCTTGATGCGCGTATATTCGCACGTTCACGATACTCGCCACGGTCATATCTTTGCGCGGCTTCTCGTGCAACCGTCTGACTACGCTTTTCGCCTAGCTCGGTTGTGAAATAAGTTGCAGAACGTAGCTCCTGAATCTCACGAATCTCGGCGCGCTTTGTGAAGGCTTCAGACCTTGAAATGGAATCGCTTGACAATTCCTTTTCCAGCCGTTTTATGCGTCTGTCCATGCGCCTGCGCGCAAGCCTGTTTTCGTAGGCAATTGAGCCTTTCTTACTCGGCATAGTAGCCCCTGTTGCTGTTCTTTATCGTCGTTGAGCGCATAATCTCGTTTGGATTCTTGCCAAACAACACAATCGTGTTGACCGCAACCTGTATCACGTCACCAAGCTCGTAGCAGATGGAAAGAATATCTTCCTCGGTCATGTTCGGCCCTTTTGCGTCAATGCTATAGGCTTCTGCCATTACCTCGCCGCATTCCTCGCCCAGCTTCAAAAGCTCCTGATATGGTGCAGCGCACTTCATGAACGGATAGACAGTTATCTCGATTGCTTCCATGTTGAATCACCCCATTGATAAAAAAGGCGCCACACCACGAATTACGTGATGTGGCGCACGCTACGCTATCGCACTAGACTACTTTGCAGGCGGCGCAACAGGATTGAGACGCTTGAGAGTGTTTCCGCGACCGGTCGGAATCTTGACGACGGTAGCCCAAAGGCCATCAGACAGCCACTTGCCAAGACCGCCCAGAATCGTCACGGCAGAATCATAGATGCCGCCAGACTTAGAGAAAAGCGCAGAGCCGTCACGCTGCACAAGGTACGTCTCCTTGCAAGGCTCCCCAGTCTGCTCATTCACGCCGTCCTTGAAAATGACGCCGATAAACTCAAACGCCTGACCTTCCTCCACAGTCTTGTCAAGCGATGCAGCGACGTTCAGCGCAGAAGTAACCTGCAACATGCCGTTGAAGTCGTTCATGTCGATTCCATAGACCTGCATAGCGTCGGTGTTGGTGTTGATGTTCTGAATCTCGTTAGCCATTTTGAATCACCTTTCGTTTAATTAGTTTTCCTCTGCGACTTCCTCGCCGATAAGGTCGGCATATTTGAGAAAATCGTCAATCGGCATTGATGCGTAAAAACTGGTATGCGTGATGTTGACAACCATCACAGACGCATTAGGACAAAGTTTTGACACAGCGTTTTGTGCCTTTACCTTGTCATTGTAATAGCCGTCAAGAACAAAATCATATTGAATGATATCATTGTGTTCATTGAGCATACGGCAATCACAATACGTCTTATAGAACGTACGACCTATGCGCCCCCTTTCCTTACTTTGTTTGACCATGCTTACCCCCTTTCAATCCCTTCTGGCTTTTTCTATCGTAATCAAACCGCCGCGAATCCATGGCAGTAAGGCTCAAAAGAATTGCCGTGAAAACTATGATTATAACCAGCAATGAAAGTAGAATAGCGCCTAGTAGTGAATTTGTGTGCATTAAAACCTCACAAAACTAATATTCAACTATAAGATTTTCATCAACATATATTTTGCCTACTCCACCAGTATATTCAAAAATAGAATCATTTTCTCTGTTAAAAGACGAAAACGATTTCACTATATTATATGCTTCCAGAAAAGTCTCTGTAATGATGGCACATTCAATATTTTTAGTAAGAACAAATACTTCACTTGAAGAAATAACCACTTCATTAATATCAAAGCGTTTATTTAAATCGCATAGATAAAATACTTCATCACGAGCGTTTCTAAAAACTGGAATATACCCGTCATTTAAATAACCTTTTATAACGCGAAAATCAGTACTCATTTTATGGCTCCCAAGTTTGAAGATAAACATTGATATGGCCTTTTTCCGTCGATTCAAAGCGACGAACATACATGCAACACAAATCAATGAAATACTTCTTTATCGCATCCGCGGTCATATCCATTTCATGCACGCTTTTGGATTTGCGTTTTGGAACAAACTGCTCAAACTTATTTCCGTTCCATTTAAATACAGTGAATTTTGTGTAATCAGGAGACGCGCGTAAAAGCTCAATGAAAATCATTCTCAATCCCTTCTTTGGCCTTCTTGACTGCCCATATGAGTAATGATACCATGATGCGTGATTGGTGGCAACAACTTTTTTTGTTGAAAAGTAGGTTAAGTTTTCAACAATGTTGCACGTGTGTTTGTTGTGTGTATTTCTGTTGTGATATTGACTATTGCACGTATTT